TGTTAATGAGGAACTATCTTCGCCGTCCTTAAAATAGTCAAGCTGAATTTGTTGTGTATCAGACCCGGCGGCCCCCCGTATCTCGTTATAAAGCCATTTAGATAAAACCGCCGGGGAGTTAACGTATACATCCCCAGTTCTGGCATAGCTGTATATAGCCGTACCATTATCCGTTTGCCCGGAATCCGTTTTCATTACTTGCCCCGAATAGTTTCCAAAATAGGGTGTAAAAACTCCGTCCGTATTTTCGAATATCGCTCCGATATTAAACTTGTCTGCATAACTGTCCCGTTCCCAAGCAAACCCCGTTGTATAGTCTAAAATCCAACAAGTATCGTGCTGTGTTCCGCCGTCACTCGTCATAAAACAATAGATCAAATTATTTGTAGCGTCATTCACGACCCAGACATACGGCAATCTCGTACGTTCCATATTCGCCAAGCTCGTGATACTTTCATCGCGACTCGTAAGAATCGAAGCGCCGATAGAGGTACTTACGCTCCCATCAAACAACCGAGGCACACCAAACTGGTCAACAAAAAACACAAGTTCTTGACCGGGAGATTTGTGCGTTGACGGGGTGGTGAATTTAATGACCGATAAAGGCGACTGCGTTCCGACCCCCGGAACAATGGGATTCGGATTTTCTATGAAAGGAAACAACGTACCGGCAGAGTTTACCCGTGTAGGTTGAAACTCTATACCATAAATCCCGTGCCTCTTAAAAACAATGTTTTTCCCTTGATAATCAACTCCTGCGATAATATTACCTCCGGTCTTTGATCCGGGCTGAATGTAATTATTTGTGCCAATAGTTGCGGGGGTATTTAAGTCTGAAAAAAAGAGCTTGTCGGGCGTGACATACCACACATATCCCCGATGCTCGTAGACATAGGTCGGAATAACAGAACCGGGAAGGGCCCCTACTGTTGACGCCGACAACGCAGAACTAATTTGCACGGCATCATTAACCCCATTTACAGCAATAACAGTGTCATTCAAAATGGCAAATGAAAATAGATTGTTTTGTCCAGCAGTTAAAGAAACAGCCCCGGTAATGTCGTCCCAAGTACCGTCTAAGCTATCCATCTTCTCTAGCTTAGTGCCTTGTGTGCGAAAAGCGACATTCGTGCCGGAAGAAAATCGCCCCATATACAGACCGGTGCAGGCTTGTCCAGGGGCGTCTCCAAAGGTTGCGTATCCCTGTCGCCATTTAAATCCGCCAATCGGCCTATAGCGGATATTTTGACAGTTCTTTAATTCGCTTTTTTCTAGGCGAATCCCTGATTTAACAGTATTGAGCCCGTCAACAAAGGCGTATAAATCCAATACTTCGCTGGCAATTAGCGGCATTGCTGTCGAGCATCCCAAATCGGATTACGATTAACGCGGGGAAGTAAAGCTTCATCTTCGCCCTGCGCCTTTGCCCAAAGAAATTCAGACCGTTGCCAATAACCATCTTCTCTCGGATCAGGCGAAGAACCCGCTTCGCGCCATACGGCGCTTTCTTGTACAGCCTGTGGATAGCGCACCAAAAGCTCATTAGAATCCGCGTTATTTATTAACGGGGCGTAAGCGCGAAGCCCCTTTAAAAATAAAACATAAGGGTTATCTGCAACCGGCCAAACACGTAAAATGTGACCAAATTGTCGGCTGATAGTGTAAGTAGTTAGGGCGGCGGCAGTGGCTTGCAGTTTGTTATACAACGTAAGTTGAGTATCCGAATCAACACTAAAGACCCGGTAAGTATTACTGTCCCCGTTAATATCAAGTTCGTCGCCCGGAGAAACATTATCGAGCCATGAAGTGCCCGCCCCTGTAATAGTTACAGTGTTTACTGTACCGGACAACGTACCCGTTGTATAAGTACCAGCATTTCGGTCCTGTTTTAGAATAGAAACCGTGACTGGGGAACCGGTAGCGAGGGGAGGAAAATCATAAGGGTCCTGGGCCCCGTGGTAGCCCGGCGTAATAGTTTGCCCGTCGTATTGCACTTTAACACTGCCTAAATCACTTAGTTCGAGCGGCAAGAGATAATCGGTCTTACAAAGCTCATAAGCTTTGCCACTTCCATCAGTTCCTTGATAAGCTGGTTCAATCAGTATCACCGAGGTAGAAGAAACAGTCGCCACCCTATACCACGCCTGTATCGTATCCCCAGTAAAGCGAATCCAAGCCCCTTTGTGAGTAGCGACAACAAACGGGGTACCAGAAGCAGTAACGGTATGAGAGCCGTTAGTAGCCGTCATCGTGCCGCTGGTGACCTTGGCAGACAAGACTAGCGGATATTCGCGCCACCTAAATGACCACGGATAGCCGTGCCATTTTTCTTGACAGGCATCGTTAATCTCGTTTTTAATACGTGCGGTGACAGTCGTATCGTTAGCGTTTTTATTTAACCGATTAGCGACCCTAGAAATCGCCGTTGTTAATGTCATCATAATTAGCTTCCGCCGTTTTTATAAAGAATCGTAACTCCGTTTGTATTATTGGAGGCTTTCCAAAATATACCCTTCACCTTTGTATTATTAAAGTCTCTGTATCCAACGGTGGCAAGACTGACGCTTGAAATAAGTGTCGTGGTTGTAAATGTTGAATTGTATACCTCAAGTACACCATTTGTAGACGCCACGCCAATAATTACTTTATCCAAAAACTGCGCGGCCAAATACCCAGTGGTCTGAGTTTGCGCTATATGAGACGACTTATTTACCGTGTTAGGGTCTGCATATGCTATCCCCGAAAGGAGAAAAAGCGATGCAACCAATCTAATTACTTTCATTTTGTGTTCTCCTGTAAAATACGGGAATATACAACGTATTCCCTTTGTCTTGATACGCCATCATTCCGGCATGTACGTATTTGTCACTTCCCATATATATATTCTGTACTAAAGAGGACTTAATAAATATATGGTAAGCCAATAATACGACTGCTCCGATTCCTGCTATTTCTAGTTTTTGTTTTATTGTCATGGGTTATTAGGAGCCGTGGGACGGCTTGGCAATAACCAAACGCGTCCCACGGCCTATCCTAATCCTTTCTTAATTCTTAACGACCGTACACCGTAACGCCAGAATCAGCGCGATACACCTTAGCTCCATAGATCATGTCCGCGACATAGATCGTTTGCAGCCAATCGAGTTGAGGCTGATTGCGAACACGAATAGGCTGTGCAATTGCAAAAGCATACGCTTCGCTGTGCAAAACCTGATTCGCTTCACTGCCGTTAGCAGTATCTGGAACATTGGAACTCATAATGACCGGCACTCCGCCAATATTCGGCAGATTTCCCGTTTCTTTTGAGGGTTCCGTTACGAAATCCCGGCTCGAAATAACATTGTTACGAACCAAATCCCAGTAGGTTTTGGGTCCGAGAATAATGACTCGTCCAGTTTTCGGAACTTTATTTGTGTCTAACGTTTCCAACGCGCTAAAGAAGTTGTCCGGCGAGGGAGTTGTAGCTCCATCATCCGTACCCTGCGCAGTAGTGGTAAGAGTAGAATAAAGAGCCAAAATGTCGGTGTCAAACTTCCGCATAACGGCATCATTCATCTTCCCTTCCATCTGACTAAGCATAAACAACTTCGTTTGAGGCGCTAACGCATCACTAACAGCCTCGGGATCATGAACCCACGTTTGAACATCCATCGTGAACTCATTTTCTGTAGCACCCACGGGAGTAACCTGCGTGAACGCTGTTAGAGACCGAGTTGAAGCGGTACGATTTGCTAATTTCGGGACGTGAATAGAATCCCCGCCTTGATAAGACAGAAGTTCTGTCAAATCTAAGGCATATTTCTTTGCTACCATATTTACATCAAAGGCCAATTGTGCGCGTTTGCTCCAAACTTCTGGAACATATTTATCTAACGCGCCACCTGTACCTGATAAACCAGCAGAACCAAGTGCCATATGAATATCCTCCTATATTAGTCAAGTGGGCGATAAATAATGGTCCAAGAGGGAATAACAATATTCCCGTTAGCGGACGTGGGAGCCACGCCTGACTTAACTTGGAGCGCATTTTTATACGCCGGATAAAACTTACCTTCCTCGGCTAATCCACCTTTGTCGATAGTGAATAGAAGAGAAGAGGTAGTGTTAATCGTTGCAGAATCACGAAACATAAGCTGATCCGTTGACGCAACACTCGACCCATATATAGCGAGAATAAGTCCCGCTCCGGTGTCGCAGATAAGTCCTGCGGTTCCGGTTGAATTTGTAATAACACACGACTTTGCGCCAGCATATTGAGGATGTGTTACACTTCCTTTGCTATCCACCGGTACACCATCGGCACCAGGGGCAGCAAAAACAGAAATGCTTAAACCCACCAATAAGGAGGCGGCTGTATATAACTTCTTCATTTATTTTCCTCCGTAAGTTTTTTACGGAAGGACGCTATGTATTAGATTATGTACGTGAGGTATAAACGAAGCTACCAGCAGGGGTTTTTTTAAAATCTCCGGCTTTAGATAACCTGTCAAACTCATGCAACGGCATCGTATCGAATTCCTCGGCGCTATACTCCTTCTTAACAGCGGAAGGGGCCGGAGGCGTACCGATAGAAAGATTACTTTGAGAGCCCGCATTAACATTGCGCTGTCTTTCAACTTCTTTAGCTTTCATTTCTTCTAACTCCATCAACTCGTAAGCCCTTGTCGCAACTTCATAATCATTGCCTCTGAGGTTCCACTTCCTAGCTGTAGCGACCAGCCGGTCCTGAAAACTCATATCAGCCATGATTTGATCCCTAGATTTACCTGTCTTTGCAGACAAATGATCTAAAGCTTTGTCACGATAGTATTCTGTTACAATTTGTGAAGCTTCTTTCTTTACCGGGTCTAGATACGGTTTTAAAACACGCCCTAACTCATCGTTATTAACGTCCGGTTCTGTTCCAGGGGACGGAGCTGGCGGAGCTATTCGCTGTTCTAATTCCTGCCTTTTTGCACGTTCCTGTTGTACATCCCTAATAAGTCCTTCCTTGGCTTTCTCGTATTCCGCTAATTTAGCCTGTAATTCCTCAACTGTAGGCCCGGCTGAGGGCGGGACGGCTGGCGGAGTTTGAGTATTTCCATTTTCTTGTGACATTTTTACTGCTCCTTTGATTTACGCCTCTAAGGTAGGCGAATTTACTGCTTCGCTTGCATCTGTGGCGAAGGCACTTCATTACTGTATTGTTCAACTATCGCTCGAGCTTGATATGACAGCCGGAGCAAATCTAATGCTTCCTTGAGGGCCCCTCTGTGATAGTCTAAGGCCGTAGTCTTTGGGTCCAATAGCGCATCCAAATGCGTTAATACTCTGGCCCATACTTCATCAGCAAAAATCTTATAATCGCCGCTCTGAGAATAGTTTGTAAGCTTCGCCGCGTCCCGTTTAATCTGTTCTGGATTAGGTAACGGCATAGGCTTAATACCTAGCAACGTCTCTTTGTTGCGATTTTCTGCTAAAATACTGACTAATAGTCCGTTATCGGGCACTTTTTTAAACCAATTCCTAATATCCACCATTCCCCCCCGGTGCGCCGTTCTTTACGTTTTGCCGCTGTGATTTACCCGTTTCGCCTGTACGCATAGTGTTAAAGACCTGGCTGGGATTCCGGCTAGCCGTAAAGCCGGGATTCCCGGAAGGAGCTGGACTACCCGGCATTCCCGGAAACACCCCGGATGAATTCAAGTTAGCCGCCCGCAAGGTGGTTTCCAATATCATCGTCTTGTCATAATGCTCCATAAGGGCTTGCTGGGCTTCTCGCGGCCAGTTCTGAAACTCTTCCGACTTCATAAACGTCATATGAGCCCGCTTATGCTCTTCTGTATCCTCTCCAATTACTGGTTCTATTGTCTCACCCGCCCGTATTAAGTCATGTTCTACAAACGGACTCTTTGTGTTAGCCTGTTCAGGCTTCGGAATACTCACCTTGAGTCCTACGGCATCCATTGTCTGTTTTGTAAGGTCATAAAACGCCGCCGGGTGCTGCATAAAAAGCGGATTAGAAATAAAAGTCTGATAATTCAAGAGGGCGGTGTCACGAAGCATCTGCACATCAAACATTGTTGCCATTTTCAGCTTGTACGAAACGTTTACGTTATAATCTTCACTAGTAATTTTGGAAAACACCGGAACCCCATCACCGACGCCCACAACTTTAAACTCTTTGATTTCAGGAGCGCATTGTTTCGTAAGCTCCCATATATGGCCTGTTAGTTCGTCAAGTGCACGAGCTATACGATTCATTGGAGTAGCGAGCCGAATGCCCGCACGTTGCTGCGAGTGAATTGTTTCAGTGGCGGTATTGTCCTTACCGGGGACGCCCTGCATAACATCACCGAGAGCCAGTACACGATCAAAATAATCCATAACTAACTTTTCCTCTTGAAAATAGGACAAGTCAACTTGTGGAGTTTGAGGAAAGGCGATACTACCAGGATCATCAACGGGATACCCCTTACCCGGCATAAGCGTAAGGGTTTGTGCATTGAAAGCCCCGCCGCGTTTATAGAAAAAGAAAGGCAGGTTCGACCATTGCCCTTTAGCAACACGCTGATTATGAATCGCTTCCCACTCTGTCAGAAGGGGCTGTGTAGCTCGCCGTATACTTTCTCCGTCCCACCTTCCGTCAACGGGGCGCGGACAAAGCTTAACAATCCGGCACTTAGAATACGTGACGCGTAAAACAATACCTGAGTCTGTCTCAAATACGACCGTTATCTTTTCAGCTAACCCGTCCCCATTTACATCCTCTTTAAAATGAGCCTCAGCCAGTTCTATAGGCATAAGCTCAACTTGCCGGTCTACCATATATCCATCATACGCTTGCTTTGCTCTTTCAAAATTAGATGTAACAATATTAGTGTAATGATTTTTCAAAAGCTGTACTTGCCCTGGGCGAAAGAATGGAGGGGTATCCTTATCTTCCGACTTTGAAAGCTCTCTGATCCGTCGCATGTTGTACTGTGTCACTTTAAATAAATAGTCATTATCAACCGCTTTAGTGACGGACTCACAAAATGGTGAGGCAAGAATACACTCCGGCGAAATCCTTTCTATCCGAATACCATCAAATACCGGCTTTTTTGCCCGCTCTTTTTTCTTGCGCTTAACCGTCTTGCGTTTTACTTCCCCGGTTAGCTCATCAATTTCTGGCACTACTTCCTCAACTGTCACAACCCTTGTTTCCCATTCAAACTCTTTAACGTAAAAAGGCTCTAAGAATCCGTTGTCATATTTATTGCTGTCCATGTCCGCTCTATCTAAAGCGTCATAAAATCCGCTTTCGTAGTTGTACACATAAGTCAAATACTGCGCGGAGCGCTCCGCTGAATCCATGTGCGACTTAGACAATAGATCGGGGAGGACATGAAATCGTCCCTCTTGCCCGCCAAACGTGAACATGACGTTTGCGTGGAATGTGTCAACACCAATGCGGGTCAAAGGACAAGCTAAGTTCGGATACCCGGCGTACGGCAAGGCACGATCTGGCGAAATAAGATGGTAGGCGTTAAAATCCCGCTCTTTTTCATTCTCCCAGTTGGATTGGTTTCGTATAGCCTTTAGGTCATCTAACCTCTTTTTACATTTCTCGCCGATTTCTTTGAGGCGGTCCCCAGATAATGTAGAAATATCATTGCTGTCAGAAAAATATTCGGGCAAACTTTCGACGCTGGTTATGTCTATTTTATTTTCCATAAGTTATAAGGGGTCCATTTGAAAATTGAGATTTACCGGCTCTGTGTTAATAGAACGACATGAAGGACGAAGCGCAAGTGTATATCTAACACAGTCAGGGAAATCTTTCATGTAATCCTTCACAAGCTCTTTAGGTTCACGTAAATCAGTATTAAATCGGTATTCATCCCATAATAGACTCTTCATGCCCGTCCAGGTCTTTGGAACGCTAGAAGTGAAATACACTTTAGGACGATTTAAAGAATCTACGGGTTTTTCTTTGTTATAAGCCAGATAGTCGTGAACAATGTTATACCCTTCGTGAGAATTATCAGCCAAACTAAAAGGCATTCCAGCCCGTTCCAGCTCACTTAAAGTTGTCATTGCACTACCCATTCCCGAAACCTGTTTATTGGCAGCTGGATCAACAATACGAAGCGTGGTCCGTAAACGCCCGTGGCTGGCTTCCTTCTCTCGGATAGCTTTAACGATCTGCTCTGCACTACCGGGTATCTGCATCTCGTCAAAGAACACAACATCATCATGCGGGGTCACAAGGGCCCATGTACAAGCAACCGCTTTACGTTGGTGAGGATCAAGAGCCATAATAACCGGGCAATACTGTGTGGGCATTTCGTAGTGTTCTAAAAAATGCACTTTGCTATCTAGTTCTTTATATACAAGCCCCGCGAACTCTAAGAACTCGCCCCTAAGTCGCGCCGCCCGTTCCGATTCGGGGCAGGTTTCTAGAAACGTCTTTTTCCATTCCGCATTTAAGTGTGGGTTATCATCAAAACCTAACTTAAACACATCAACATTTTGGTCATCCGTCTTATTCCACATTTCCATAGCCCACGTCATTTTGTGCAAGGGGGTAACCGTAAGCCACATACGACCGTTGCGAGCCATAAGCCGTGGAAGTGTACCGGCATAAAAGGCTTTTGGCATTTCTTCGTCTGCCCACACTCCATCAAGTGTTACTGATTCCGCCACGCTATAGTCTTGGTCATAAGTAAGCATGTCTATATAGGCGTCTTTGCCACCACGTAGCATGTGGTAGCGATCGGTATAAGCGTCGGCCCACGAACCCCCTTTAAGCCATTTGCGGGGAACCCATTCTTTAAGGAGCGGAATAATATGCTCTTCCACCTTGCTAAACTTATCTGTAAAAATACGCCATCGCCCGTTAATCGGATTAGGCTTGCTAGTAAATGGATGCTTTGCAAGACATGCAGACATAACCAATTCATTAAGCCCCATTACGGATTTGCCACATTGGTTAGGGCCAAACACAAAACGAATAGGCTTTAGAGAATTGTGAAAGGCAGTATGTTTATCGCTACAAGGCTTATAGAAACGTATCTTTTCGGTTTGATAGAGGGTAAGTACCTTTTGTGCGGCCTCTGCCTTCTCTAGCCAGTATTGCCTACTTTGTCCCTTCGCCATTTCCTTTCTTGTTTTCAAGCCACCTGTCGAATGCCGTTCCACCGCCGACTAAAGCAGATGACAAACATACCACGGTAAACCACTGTTCCGAGTTAATCAACTTCATAACTAGATAAATATTCCCGACAAGGAATAACCACAAACCGAATCCGACCTTGCGAGAACCGCGAAACCAAAGAAGCTGCAATAAATTCATTCTTTTCTATTCCTCTTCGAGAGAATCCTAAAATCTATCGCTTCTCGTCCCACTTACGATACTGAGACGTAATGAACGTGTAATAACTCCACTTCGCCTTAGCTCTAAACCACATATGCCAATTGAGAATTGCCATATATGTTTTAACAGACAATATTGGCTGTAAATATCTGCTTAAACCGACAATGTCCCCAACGAATTTAAAAAAACAAAACGCCAGCATTACGCCGAAGTGTAAGTAATTTTTAAAGTTATCGTTACAGAAAAAGAACTATTCTTTGTTAAACTTTGTCCGTCTACCCCCGCTATCAAGGTGGTAGATGAGCTAGAAACCGACGCCGCTGCCGCATTGTGCAAAGCAATACGTCGAATCACATTTGTATTAAAAACGCCGGTTCCAAACGTCGCAACATGGCTAACGGTCTGACTAGAACGGGTCGGCGTAGCATCAAAATCCGCATCGGCTTCGTTCGTTACCGCTCCGCCGGAATTTAAGGCCGTATCGCCCGCCGCAAACGCCGTAGAAGAATCATCTATACTCATACTTGTAATAGCTGTTTGAGTAATACCGGACGCCCGTTCCCCTATAATTTGGAGCCCTCTATTGACGATTAACGAAGCCATTTATCTTATCCTTATGCGACCATTAACCCTATCCACTTCATAAACCGTCATCCCCAAGTTGACTAGTTCAATGTACAACTCATCAATTGACATTCCGGGCTTGGGCGAAGCCCAAATACTTTCAATCTCTACCTTTTCAACCAATCTAACGTTATTCGACATATATCACGCCGCCAAATCGTACGTTAGCTGGATTGGTAGCCCAAGTGGGATTAACGCTTTTAATTTCAACCCAGTCGCCCTGCGCCACACTGATACTTAAAGACGTATTGCTCCAAACCCTCAAATTAGCGGTAGATGACAATGCCTGGATTAGGGTATCGGCGGTATTATTTAATCGTATATACATCGACCACGATTCATTGGTACCGGCTGTGCCTGAATAAGCAGTAACATATACAATCGTTACAGTACCCGCCTTCGGAATATAAATACGCGCCAAGCTCGCATTAGGGTCTGGCGCGAGCCCGGACAATCCGCCAAAATGAAGATTTTGGGCGTCTGTGGTTGTCGCTACATTAGGGGCCAATATATTTAGCGCATACCCCACTTTTCCAGAAAGATTACTCCATGTTTTTAAATCTGCGACACCTTGCGCCGTTATTTTTCGTGTAGTACCTGATTGATTGACGGGCATTTCATCAGTACTGCCCGCTGTCCCACTCGGAAGCTCTGAAATCTTAACGTCAGCCATTAAAGTAAGGTGAAACTGTTTGATGTAAGCAATGTATTGATACCGGCTCCATTCAACTGCGTATCGTCAACCGTAGCTAAAGCGCCGGGATCAATCGTATGCTCCGACTTATCTGAAGTCAGTGAGGACCATGCAGTAGGATTGCTATATGAATAGAGCGACAAATAATCCCCATTTTCTGCTATGATCGAATCACCGGCTTCTGTAAGCAGCCGTTTATATCCAGAACATCTTTTAAAAAGAAAGGCCGACGCCCCGTCATTTCGATAAGTTTTCATTTATACAGAAACCGTTTTGGTGGCTACAATTCGAAGTTCAACGGAGTCGCAAAAACACGTTACTAGATTTGTAGCTAAGTCAAGTACGGCCCTGACCCGCACCTGCAAATCATTTATATTTGTCCAACTTCCCCCAATTACCGTTGTAATATCGTATGTCTTTGGGTTGTTATCAACATCTGCCGTAAATGTTTCCAATGTCGTCCAAGCCCCGGCCCCACCTATTCGATATTCATGAGTCAAACCACCATTATTGAGCGATGTTCCAGTCTGGCGGGTGTCGTACCGAAGCTCCACTGTAGATATTGTAAAGGTTTCTATCCCGCCACTAGGGTCGGCATACGTCAAACGCAAATTGGCGTCTGTTGTCGCTAGAAGCTGCCCGGCCCTTGACGCTTCTGTCGCATCCCGCAATCCCGTAGCATTATTCGGATTTGTCCAGTTGTCCGGGCCGTCATTTACGGCGGCGTCTGGACCCGCCAGCCAAATAGCGTCATAAACTAAAGTTACTACGTCTCCGACGCAGGTAACAGCGTCGTAGGAAATACTGGCGATAAAAGAGTCGAATGTTCCCAAACACGCCAAATCAAATGTGGGATCAACGTTTGTTAGCGCCACTGCCCCCGTGCTGTTAAACGGAGTACCGTCATTCTCGCCGGGGACCCATGCCACTGTTCCGCTCGCTCCGCCGCCACTACCTGGCAAGAGACGAACAATGTCACTCGGCATTACTACACAAGCTCCAAAACAGAAACATCAGAAGCGCTCCCCGCAATGCCGTACAAATCAACGTTACTGGCAAGGTCTATTGCAATACTGTCGTATTGGGTGTCTAGCGCATGACCCCGCGTAGCACCAGTCGTAGTGACGGTGGAAGAACCTATATAAACTATATTTGAGGACAAATTCTGGATAACAATAGTTTTACGCCCGGCGAGCGGTGTCGTTGGGAGCTTCGTAGCAACGGCTGTGACAGACACAACTTGCTGTAAAAGCTTGCTACCTACGCTAGAGGTTGTAGATGGCACAGAACCTAGATTGTAGCTTTGGCTTCTTCGAACTTTTTAAGCGTCTCTTCTAGCTTGGCTTCCTTACGCGCTACAATAGCCTCTTTTTCCTCTAACCGGGCCTTGGCTATATCAAATGTTAGTTTAGCCTGTTCAGCTTCTTTTACGGCCATTTCCAGCTTTTCCCGCTCGGCCTTAGCCAGATTTAAATGTTTAGCCGCCGCTTCTACGGTTACCTGGGCCTTTGCTTCTGCATCATTCACAATCTTCCCGGCGGTCTTTGTCATTTCGGCAATGTCGGCTTCTAGTTCCGCTTTTTGTCTTGTTAATACAGCGATTTCGTTAGGAAGCTCCTGGGCCCGCTTTTCAATATTCCGCACAACCCCCATAAGAGATTTAAGCGAATTATCAAGCTGTTGTGATTTTTGTGTTAATTCCTGTTGCATATTCATGTTAATATCCCTTGTCCGTGTGATGAGTGTGCTTTTTAGGCATCAGCCCCAGCTTAGCCATTGTGCCGTAAACGTACGCGCCGGTCCGCTTCTTACTCAAATGTTTGCGTTTAGCTTCTTTTTTCAGCTTGTTCTCTACTTCTTTAGGCATTTTCTTTGAATCCTGTGGAGGTTAAATTGTCACTGGCCGTAACGCGGAAGCTCTGCAAGTTGGCAACTTTCTTTCTTGTTACAACAAATTGCACGTATTTTAGAGTCGATTCATACACTTGTAACAAAAATGATAAAACATATTGATAAATAGAGTAAATCAATGATGTTAAAACAGGTCTAATGTACCTAGACATGGTTTTCAAATAATAATTCACCAGAATTAGCCCTACCGAGGCAGCGAAAAACACTCTTTGCATACAGAAATCAACTGGTTATTATTCAACTTCTTAATCCACCGATCTTCTGCATACGTAGCCCTTAAACTAGCCCCGGCTTTCTCCTGATGAATAACCTGATTATGCAGCTTGCGAATATATCCGATGTTCATACACCCTCCGTGTTTTCGGCGTATTTAACATGCTTCGTATACAAAGTCATCCCAATGCCGACCGACTGTCTACAATACTGGCAAACTATCGGCGTACCGGCGACAATCGGGCCGTTGTTTATATAACAACTAGAAGCACTAAGCGTCTCGCCAATAACCGGAGGAGCATAAAGATAAAAGACTGGCTTATTGCATTTCTGACATTCATAATATATCGACTTATCAGTTAGTTTAGTCATATTGTTTAAATGGTTTTATAGAAATTGTGTGTCCGTTAAGGTTCCATTAGTATATATACCCGGAGGCGGGGGCATATGCCGGGGGTCTTACAGCCCTGACAATGGGCCTATCGGCCTAACATCCCCTACGTTAGGATACGCCCTCCGACGACAACACCAGCTTTACGTCTAATTGTACGCCTATTCGGGCTCGTTAGGCACTACTTCGGCATCGTAAACCGGCTCTGGAAGCTCCGAAGCCTGCTTAACTATGTTTTGTAGCGAACGCACATCATGTAACGTTAAATTCGCTTCTATATGCATTGTAGGGGCGTCTAGAACACGCTCTGACTTGAGTATTGTCCCTGCAGCTTTCTCTCTCACAGCAAGATTCTGTGTTTGATCCACCAACTCCTCATAAGCATGAATCGCTTTCGGAAGTATCTTATTCTGCACTCTCCGACGAGCTAACAACGGATAAAGAGCTGTAATACGGGGATGTCTCAAAATCTGACTTATACGAGCGGGGCTTAAATTAAACTCTTTTGCTATTTCTGCATGTAATTTCGTAGGGTTTGCAATATAATACTCTGCAATCGCCATAGACTTACTGGTTACTTTCCTACCTATTTCACGCATTGTTTATTATACTCACTTATTTGTATTGAATTATAGACATAATACAGACGTTATAATACATAGTATATTTGTTATGAATATTGCTTATAATACCCGTCTTTCAGCTTACGCTAATGCTTACAGACGGAGTGGATACTAACGCCATTCATTATCAGCCTTGCCCCACCGGTGCGGAGCCCCGCCCGGGGCTACGGCTTAAACGTCAACACCAGCCATGTGTAAACTTCTTGTAACGAATTATAAAAATAATACGTAAAGAGAAGGTTTAACAACAAATTAGCTTAATTGCTTTTTAAACAGGCTGGTATCTCAGGCC